GGATAATCATAATCTAAAATTTCTTGATATCTTTTTAATTTATATTTAATCATTTTGTTCTCCAGTTAAAGGAATGTCTAGTGGAGTTGGAGCGGTAGCAAGAGCACCACAACTATTGCATTGAATATCTAAATGATACATGCCAACAGTATATGTTTCAGGATCGAAAGAAACTAGCGCTCTAAATAAATTTTGTCCACAGTTTGGACACTCACATGTTGGAATGCCTCTAGCGTCTATCATTAGATTCCTCTGGTAGAAATCTTTTTAATTCCTCTACTTCTTTTGATATTTTTTTTAATGCAAAGTCATGTGGAGGTACCATTCCTTCTATCACTATACCGTATTTATTGTAATAATCAATTTGGGGCTGAACTTCATCCATAAATTTTTTAAGACCACCTTGAACATCTTCTATGTACTGATATGCCCAGTCTCTGGAATCTGATAAAAATTTAATAAAGTTTTGAGTATGAATATCTAAATCTGATGAAGAATTTTTTGCTGTTGCATAATTTTCATATGCTTTTTCTAGTTGTGTTTGTGCTATCAATACTTGTGCAAAAGCCTCTGTCATTTTTTTAATTCTTATTATAGAGGTCACATAGGCAACTGCAAAAGATATTGCAAATATTCCTAATACTATGTTTAGTATATCCATATAACCTATTGTACTCTACTTTCGTGAGTTACCCAATAGTATTGACATGGTGTTTTACGCTCAGGACAGCACGGGGTATTATAAGGACTCCACATAGAATCTTGAAATCTAGCATAATATAATGGATCTTTCTTAAACAGATTAACCCTATGTGTAGTAATGACACGCATCAGTTTGGCATTATCAAACATCCAAGTAGGTGCTTCATGGTTCCATTTGTCTCCTACTTTTTTTACCAGTTGTGCTATGTTTTTTTCATTACCTTCCGTATTTATGCCACGCTTCTTAGCCTCTTTAATCATCTCATATATATAATCTAATAGGCTACCCTCATGACCTCGCCACATAAGAACAGCAGGATGATTACGCCATCCACCTGTAGCAGACATGCCAGAGTTTACATTTAGTATTTGATAGCCTTCTAGTATTTGCTTGTTAAGTCTTTTATTATCAAGCAACTTGGCACAATTTGTAAAGTTTGCAGAAGGTAAAAATGTTTGCATTAATTTACCTCAATTAAACTCTTTTTTTGCTCTTTTTGAAGAATAAGAATCAACAATTTTAGTTCTTAATTTTTCTAGTTCAAATGATGATTTTTTTTCTCCAGGATTTGTATAATTTGCTTTCCAAGTTTCTCTTTTAAAAGGTAAGAGTTGAACCATTGGAGTTCCTTTCGGTATAATTCCAGAAAAATCTTCTCTTAAAAAAAATGGACAATTAATTGCAGTAGTTAAGATATCAGTATCTACTATACCAGAAATTGCTCTTATTGGCAAATCATCATATCCAACTGGATGAAAAAACATAGTAGACCATCCTGGAGGAGTTAATATATTCCAGCCATGTAAATATTTTATTGCAGGCTTAGAGAAATTAGGCGGAACATTAAAAGAACTTAGTTGATGATCTGGCCAAAATTCAACAACATCATTTTGTACAGACCAATTTATTCTAAAATTATTTGAATTATCTCTTTCTACAAAAAGATCAGCCCATAAAGTTATTATATAACCAGCACCTAAAGCATCTAGGGTAGGAGCACATCTTTTTACTGTTAAATTTGGACCTGGATCTAAAACAAGTTTGTTTTCCTTAGAGTATTTTGGAACATTTTTCCACCATTTTGGAATCAGTTTTATTGCTGGAATTGGTTTTTCTCTAACTTCAAAAACATTTTCATTTTGTGCTTCAAAAGTTATAATTTTATTTTTCATTATAATACAACCATTTCTTGACAACGGGTACACATCTTGTAATTATTACCAGTAAACGGACACTTGCCAACTTCTATAAAAGCATGATCTTTTATAATACAAATTATAGATTTCAGTACATTAGTAATCATTTTAACGGCTCTCGTGTTACTAGCACAACAGCGCCCTCCATTTCCAATGCTTTTTTAACAGCAGTCACGTATTTAACTGCTTCTATTTTCTCGTCATGTGTTAATGGCAAGAAAGACTTCTCATCTAATTTTATCGTAAGAAAGTGCTCGTTGTCAACAATATTAATACCAAAATTTTTAGGTGGAATAATAGAACGAAACGCTCTTGCCATTTTATCTGTATACATAACTATCCCATTGTTAGTGCTTGCCAAGTATAAGACCAATCTTTTTTAGTCTTGTGGTTATTAAATTCTTTAGATATTTCTCCATCTTGTAGATATACCCCGCCCCAAATTCCCCACTCCTTACCTGAAACACCAACAGCAAAACATTGTCTTGCTACTGGACAGGTGCGACATAAAGCATCTACAAACTCTCTGGTCTCTGGTTGCTCTTCATAGGTATCAAAAAATATATTTGTGTCTGAATCTAAACACAAAGCATTATCTTTCCATAAGTGCTGCTTCATGTTTACATCCTATATTTATTCGGTATATCCCATCCGATGCTAGTTAGTGGATAAATTGTCTGGACGTACCATTGACCATCCACTCTTACACCGTTTATAGCAGTTCTGCCAGCCTCTGTTCGACGACGATCTGCAACATCCCAACCAACCCATGTTAGGTTTTTATTATATCTTTTGACTATTTTTTCCATTAAGTCTAGATCTTTAATTTGCATTATATTCTCTTTTCATAAAAGTCTATCCAAGCATTTGTAAAAACATCCCATGAGAATTTCTCATTTATTACATTTGCCTGTTGTCCTGGATCAAACTCTCCCTTTTTGATCATATCGATTGCAGTTGAAATTTTTTCTACAAATATTTCAACATGCTCTTCATTTGTTTTATTATCTATATCATATGATAATCCAAAGCCACTACCTATCTCTTTAAGGGAGCCGAATGTGCTATAAACTGATAAACAGTTTGCACTTAGTCCCTCTGCAAGAGATAAACAAAATGTTTCATGCCAATTGCTCGTATGCATAAATATATGAGAACGAGACATATGATTTAGAACTGTTCTGTGTGGGGTTTTTCCATAAAAGAAAAATCTTGGATCCTCCAATATTTTACGATTGTTCGAGTCCATTTTTATTAGATCTGGAACTATTTCATTAAAAATATTTAGTCTGAAATCGACATCTAATTTAGACAAAGCACTTAGGCCAATTTCCAATCCACGGCCAGGAGATGATGTATAAATAATTTCTGGAACTTTTACCTTATCAAATCTTTTTACATCGTTTTGAATAGGATCTATTGCATTGTAAATTACTACAACTTTTTCTGGATCAATACCAGTTTTATTTATAACATCTTGTCTATGATATTCAGAAACTGTAATTATATATTTTATCTTATCTAAAAATCTTTTATCAGTAAACAAGTGATAAAGTTGCCATCCAAATTGGTCTACAAGATTATGCAACCAGATAATGATTTCTTTTGGTTCATAAATTAGTTCAAAATATGCCCTGTCTGTTTGCCCTGGAAGAATTAAACAGTTATAGTTTTTTAACTGTGGCAAAAAATCAGCAACATTTTTATGAAAGTATCTTGCCATATACTCTGTGCCACCAAAGTATTCTTCTTTATAACAAAAAAATCTAGGATCCTGTGTACTCATTAGAATCTAAAAACTCCCACTTCTTTTCCTTGTAGTTCTGCATTAGCCATTAGTTTTGATAACTGCTGTTTAGGTTTGCTTAAGAATGCAAAGTAATTCATATATTCCATATTTTCTTCTACCCAAGAAAATGGAACTTTATAATATTTTATCTTTTTACCTCTTGCTTTCATTCCTCTTTCTGAAAGATTACAGAATTCAGAAACCATGGCATTAATCTTAACTGGGCCTACAGAATAAACATTTAACTCTGTATCTTCTGCACTCATGCCAGACATAGCAACACCCATTGCACGAAGAAATATATTATAGTCTGAGAAATCATTCGTTCCCTGTACTACCACGTTCATTCTTATCACCCCTACCTAAATTATCCAGTATAAAAAGCATTTTGTCAAGTTCTTTCTTAGACATATTTGAAGTATCTATAGGTCGAGCGGTATCAAAATTTGGCCTACCATTTACTACCTCACATACATAAAATATATTGTCTATAACCCAATATGCTTTATCTTCTTCGGTTACTATTATTTTTGTACCCTGCTTTTCCTGTCGCTCTTGCAATTGAGATTTTTTTGGTTTTGGCTCTATATTTCTAGAAAAAAACTCTTTTAAAAAATTATGAGTATCGCTCTGTCTGTAAAGAATCTTTCCTTTTGGTATTTTTCTTTTTGATCCTATAAATTGTATAACAAAAAAAGACAAGGCCAAAGCCAATACACTTGCAAGTGCATATTCCATGTTTTACCTTTTACTCAGATTTTGATTTTTTTATTGCTGGAACTGATTGACTATTAAGAGCAAGCAGTCTATTATATTTTAACTGCCACTGCAAATTAGAAAGTTCCATATCAGATGCTCTTTGTTTATAAAAGTTTATTAGTTGTTTAGCATCTTCTAATGTTAAATCTTCCATTGTACTACCCCCTAGTACTAAATGCGCTACCTTCCCAAGCCTTAGATGCTCTGTTCTTTTCACGCTCTACTATTTTGCGTGACCAAGAAAATCCAGCATCTCCTCCCCATGCATCCCACATAATGCGACCATTTGAAGGGTTACTAGTATTATAGAAGTCTTTTCCTTTTTTGTCAACTTCATGACGAGAAAAGAAAGAGTACATTCTTTTAACTGTATCTAATGACATGCCCCGACCAGCAACAATATCTGTTGCACGACCCCAACCTACTGGAGTACCAGCACCTCTTGCTTTGCCCTCTTCTTTCCACCTAAGAGCACGACGAGCAGCAGCCTTCATGCCACCTGTTGGCATATATGTTTCTGCTTTATGAATATCTGCTGGATTTACTATTTTAGTTCTTGCCATTTTTCTTATACTCCCCGTGTTTTCCTAGTACTGCTTTAATTGTGCCATCTTTACGAAGACGAACAACCATTCCATCTTTTATTTGAACTGGATTAAATCCATCGTGTCTTTTGTATTTACCAGATGACATTATTTTACGAAAGGATTTAGATCAAATACTGATCCAGCCCAATCGCCACCTTTTCTTGCTGTGTTCCGCCAATCTTCTGGAAGCATATCTGTTAAGCCAAGTGCTCTTGCACGACGAATAATATGACGCTTTGCGGCATCGTAATTGCTTGCACGACCAACAGAACGAATAGCATTCATTAAATCATTACGGTTTGCAATTGGAAAAGATCCATCTGGCATTGCTGTTCCAGCCTCTGCCATTCTTTCACGTGTTGCTGTAGAAAACTCACGCTTTTCTGTTTCAATACCTTCGCCTTTGTATGTTCCACCACGACGCTTATATTCTTGAACTACCCAAGCATTTGCTACTGCAGATGGATATACATCAAATTTATCTTTTGCTTCTCTTTGTACCCTCGCATAAAGTCTTGGATTGGAAGGTGTAGATCCACCACGACGTGGCTGAATCATTTCTCCATAGTTTGGTTTTTCTTTTTTCATATGGTCTTCCTCTTCATCTTCTTTATCATGAACTGATTTGCCAACTACATCATCATTGTAATCTTCAGTCATAGTTTCTTCTGCATCCATTTGGTGCTCCTCAATATCTATTTTTTGTGCATCTGCATACATCATTCCGATGCTGTAGGCTGTTGGCTCCCAACCATTATCCTCTTCTTCATAAACCCTTACAGACATAGCAGGATTTTCTGGTGGCATTGACTCAAGAGCATATCTTGTTCCAGGAGTTCCAAGAGTTCCACCTTCCCACATTATATGCTCTACCATGCCATGAACAAGACCTTCAGATGTAGGCCCCATAACAAAATCGCCCTCTTTAATATCATGCATACTTTTACCTATATTGCCTTCAGAGCGATTAATTGCATAGATCTGTGCAGCGGCTTGTGCC